GACCCTGAAGCGGAGTGGGTAGAGATCGTGAGATGCAAGGATTGTAAGCACTGGCTGCATGAACATCAATGCATCGAGTTGAGCAAGTTCGGAACGATTGAGACGTTGCCAAATGAGTTTTGTAGTAGAGCAGAAAGGAGAACCGATGAGTAAATCTATGTACACACAGGGAAAGCGCATCGAAACCATTTCCGAATTTGATCAGTGCGAAAGCCTTTGGTACAAGTGGAATGACAAAACAACGCACAGGTCTGTGCTTATATCGTTGCAGTACAGGACTTTGCTTAATGCGATTGTAGCCGGGAGAATTTACGTTGCGGAAAGGAGAACTGATGGAGATAAAACTTCCGATACATGTCAATCTTCCTGATGACTGGATGGAACAAGTCATTGACAGACTGCGTAACGATCCTGATGCAGAATGGGCTGAAATTATCCGATGCAAGGACTGTAGGTGGCACAATGGAGAAATCAATCAGTGCAATGCTCAGATATGCGCATCGATGTATGGCGATGACTTTTGCAGTAGAGCGGAACGAAAGGGTGGTGATTGATATGCGTATTTTATATGGGTTTATTGCAGGTAGTTTGTGGGTGATGCTGATTGCATATGCTGTAGGGAAAGCCGGAGTCGAGATACCCGAATATGTGCAGTGGCTGTCTACTGCGATCATAGTTGCCGGGGCAATGGCAGGAGGTGATTGAATGAGCGGAGTAAAAGGAATGAACAGCGGAGAAAAGAGCGCCTTATATATCCACGGGGGAACAGGAACGAGGCTATTTAAAATATGGAGTTCTATGCGAGAACGGTGCTATAGAAAAAGCCATATGCACTATAGGGATTATGGTGGCAGAGGGATTGGTATATGTGATGCATGGAATGATTTTGCTGTGTTTAGAGAGTGGGCGTTAACTAATGGATATGCAGATGATTTATCTATAGACAGGATTGACTTCAACGGAAATTATTCGCCCGACAACTGCAGGTGGGTGACAATGAAGGAACAGCAAAACAATAAGCGATCAAATAGACTTGTTGAGTATCGTGGAAAAACATATACGCTAACGCAGCTTGCGGAAAAGTCAGGGCTAAATAAAACAACGCTGAAGGAACGTTTGAACATGGGATGGTGCGTTGAAGATGCGGTTAATCGCCCGGTAAGACTAAGGACAAAAGGATGGCGAATGTCGAACTGCGGTGCGAAGATGGAGGACGGATACAATGAAAGTCGGGCTGATCGATGTTGACGGACACAACTTCCCAAATTTGCCATTGATGAAACTGTCTGCATGGCACAAGGCGCATGGGGATAGCGTTGAATGGTATCAACCGATGTTCAGCGGACACATGGACATTGTTTATATGTCAAAAGTGTTCAGCTTCACGCCCGACTATGAATATTTTGTGGATGCGGACAAAATATTTAGAGGGGGGTCGGGATATTGCATAGAACTTGTGGACGGGAAAGAAGTGTATCATTCGGAAAGGGACAAGCCATTACCATACGAAGTGGAACACATTTACCCGGACTATTCCCTGTATCCCGAAAAGACAAAGGACACGGCATACGGTTTTCTAACAAGAGGTTGCCCTCGTGGATGTGGCTTCTGTCATGTAAAGGCAAAAGAGGGTCAGCGGTCATACAAGGTTGCGGATTTGAGCGAGTTTTGGAATGGACAGAATAAAATCGTTCTGTGTGACCCAAACATTCTTGCCTGCAAGGAACACCCCGATTTGCTACAACAGTTAATTGAAAGTAAGGCAAAGGTGGAGTTTAATCAAGGACTTGATATCAGGCTTGTAAATGATCGCAATATGGAATTGCTGAAGCAGATACGTCTTGAGGGAATCCACTTTGCTTTTGATCGGTGGCAAGACAAGGACATAATTGAGCCGAGACTGAGGGCTTTTTCAGAGAAAACGGGATACAGTCGGAATAAGGGTCGGGTGATGGTTTACATACTGGTCAATTTTGATACCACACTCGAACAGGATATATACCGTATCCAGTTGTGCCGGGAGTTAAACTTTAGTCCATATCCGATGATTTACGACAAGGAGCATTGTGACCCGATATACAAAAAGTTACAAAGATGGTGCAACAACTTTATTTTTTGGAAAGTACCAACGTTCGAAGAATACAAAAATACGAGGTGAGAGGTATCGCATGAAAGCATACACAGACGATTTCACTGTCCGTCCTGATGGCATTTACCGCATAGAGCAGATATACACGCCCGGAACAGGGTGGGAGCGAAGGGAAGTCTTATGGCTTCCCCGGTACGCTGCAGAAGCGGCACAAGCGGCATGGAGTGAGAAGGATGATCGTAAGTAGGAGGATGTCTGATGGAAGTACTGAACTGGCTGATTGAGATCGTGCTGTGCGTCTGCTTGATAGCTTTGGTCAACCTCAAGGCGGATACAAGAGCAGTGATTATGGTGGCGGCATTTTACTTGGCGGCAGTGATAAGAGAGGGGAAACGATGAGTTTATCGAGGCAGGAGCGGCGCAGGCTTGCAAGAGAGAATGAAAAGCAGAGGACTTTTGACAGGCGGTACAGCAGGCAGGTTGAAGAGCGGCAGAACAATGTGGATGACCGTGTGGTAGAACTCTACACAACCTGTATGGGGCTTGCCGTGTGCGATCTGTACGGCAATATGCCGAAACGGGTAAAGCGGATCGTCACACGGTTTTGCGAACGGCTGATGTCACTTAATGAGCCGGGCGTTGACTATCACAGCCTGCAGAAAGAGCTGGATGAAAAGACAGGCATTAAGTTTGTGTGGAAACGGTAAAACGTGGCACACTTCGCTTCTTTGCGGAGTGTGCTATCTGTGTTATAATGGATGGAACAGGAGGTAAATCATGACTGAGAAGATGGACATACAGTGGCGTGATATCGGAAGCATTAAACCGTATGAGCGCAACGCAAAGAAGCACCCGGAAGAGCAGGTGCAACATATCGCCAACAGCCTTAAACGCTTCGGATGGAAACAGCCGCTTGTCGTGGATAAGGACGGCGTTGTGGTTGTCGGGCATGGGAGACTGCTTGCGGCGAAGAAGTTGGGGCTGAAGAGCGTTCCGTGTGTGTGCGCTGACGATCTGACGGAAGCCGAGATCAAAGCGTTCCGACTTGCGGATAACAAGACAAATGAGTCCGCTTGGGATGATGAACTGCTTGACCTTGAACTGGATGAACTGGCGGAACTGGATGACATTGATATGTCCGACTATGGGTTTGAAACAGAAGACTGGTTCTCAACGAGAGAAAGGAACGACACAAGCCGAGAGGAAGGCAACGAAGAATACAACGAGTTCTTAGACAAGTTTGAGCCAAAAAGAACAACGGATGACTGTTATACTCCCAATATCGTATATGATGCGGTCGCTGATTGGGTTGCTAAAGAGTACGGAGTCGATAGAAAAGACTTTGTACGCCCTTTCTTTCCGGGTGGCGATTATCAGGCGATGAAATACAAACCGAGTGACATTGTTGTTGATAATCCGCCGTTTTCCATCCTTTCGGAAATACTTAGTTTTTACAAAGAACACAATGTAAAGTTTTTTCTTTTCGCTCCTTCGCTTACTCTGTTTTCTTCTTCTTCTGCTTGTGCGTTGCCTTGCGGCGTTGAAATCACATATGAAAACGGTGCTTGCGTTGATACATCGTTTCTGACCAATATGGAAGATTATCGGGTGCGAGTTATCCCGGAACTTTACAATGTTGTTGATGCGGCTAACACTGAAAACATATCACAGGGCAAAAGGGTCATACCAAAATATAAATATCCTAAAGAAGTGCTGACAGCCGCAATGTGCAATTATATGTGCGCTCACGGTGTGCCGCTTACAATACGCAAAGAGGAAAGCTATCACACGAGACAGCTTGACAGTCAAAAAGAAGCGGAAGGGCAAACAATATTCGGATCGGGTTATTTACTTTCAGAGAAAGCGGCGGCAGAGAAAGCGGCGGCAGAGAAAGCGGCGGCAGAGAAAGCGGCGGCAGAGAAAGCGGCGGCAGAGAAAGCGGCGGCAACTGTTTGGGAACTGTCCGAGCGAGAAAAAGCAATTATAAAACGGCTTGGAACGCACGAAACGGAAGAGTGAGGTATATATGGGTGCGAACGGGATTGACAACTTAGTTCCGCAGTCAGAGAGAACAAAAGAGGAACAAAGAAAAATTGCAAGGATGGGCGGTATAGCATCGGGCGAGGCACGCAGGGCAAAGCGTGACATGCGAGAGCGCATGAAGATGATGCTTGAGGAAAAGCCAAAGGGCAAGGATTACACCTATGCTGACAGGCTTACTATTTACGAATATGCACAGGAACATGAACAGCCGAACCTTTATGAATTAGTGATTGCGATTGAAGAAAAATCAAGGGAACAAATAGCGTCGTATGTAAAAGAACATGAGGAAATCTTAAATGGATGGATGGCAACCTATGGTTGAGAAGATGGACATACAGTGGCGTGACATAGAAACGGTCAAGCCGTATGAGCGCAACGCAAAGAAGCACCCGGATGACCAAGTGGGGCATATCGCCAACAGCCTGCAACGCTTCGGATGGAAACAGCCGCTTGTTGTGGATAAGGACGGCGTTGTGGTTGTCGGGCATGGGAGACTGCTTGCGGCTAAGAAGTTGGGGCTTAAGACGGTTCCCTGTGTGTGCGCTGACGATCTGACAGAGGATGAGATCAAAGCGTTCCGTCTTGCGGATAACAAGACAAATGAGTCCGCTTGGGACGATGAACTGCTTGACCTTGAACTGGACGAACTGGCGGAACTGGATGACATTGATATGTCCGACTATGGGTTTGAATTGTCAGATGGGACGGCTGAACAAACCGAAGTGGCTGAAGATAATTATGATGGGGAAGTCCCGGAAGAACCAAGGGCAAAGATCGGGGATTTGTGGCAACTTGGTTCTCACCGTTTAATTTGTGGAGATTCTACCGACCCTGCGGTTATTGATAGGCTTATGGATGGGGTAAAGGCTGATATTGCCATAACATCGCCGCCGTATGGCGAAAGTAAATCAGCAGGAATACGAAACCATTATGAAAAAGGTAAAACAAGAATAGATACACTTTATAAAAGCCACGATGATAACATAGCGCATTGGTACGATTTAGTTCAAGGCAGTTTCTTAACAATGAGAAGTGCGACAAAGGCACAATTCATTAACATTCAAATGCTTGCAGATAATAAGCGTGATTTATTGCGTTTTTTGAACGAAAACAAGGATTGGTTTGTAGATGTAATTGTGTGGGACAAGAAAAAAGCACCTCCACAAATGGAAAGCAATATTTTAAATAATGCTTTTGAATTTATTTTTTGCTTTTGCGATGAGGGCGCATCAAGAAAAATACCATTTGGCGATTTTCACGGAAATGTTACAAACATCATTGAACTGCCATGTGGGCACAATGAGTATGCAGACATACACAAGGCAGTATATCCAGTAGAACTACCTGCACGAATAATGGAAATAGCAAAAAGCGCAAAATCCATACTTGACCCGTTCGGCGGAACAGGTAGCACACTAATAGCCTGTGAACAGTTAAACAGAAAATGCTATATGTGTGAATTAGATCCGCACTATATTGATGTGATAATAGACAGATGGGAAACCTTTACAGGGAAAAAGGCGGTGTTATTGAATGCCGAGAGGTAACATTGACAACTTAATACCAAACAGCAAGAGAAGCCCCGAAGAACTCCGAGAGATGACACGTAAAGGCGGCATAGCATCGGGCGAGGCACGCAGGGCAAAGCGTGACATGCGAGAGCGCATGAAGATGATGCTTGAGGAAAAGCCAAAGGGCAAGGATTACACCTATGCTGACAGGCTTACGGAGTCCATGCTGACCATAGCGGCAAATCCGAAGAACGGTGCGGCGGCGGTCAGAGCGTATGAAACGATCCTGCACATCATCGGGCAGGATGAACCCGAAGCAAGGCAGGATGCGCTTGACCTTCTGCGGCAGATACTGGAAGCGAATGTGAACAATGCACGGATACAGACTGAGCAGGAAACAGAGTGAATATATCCTTAATGCGGACGCACGATACAACCTCAAGATCGGCGCAGTGCGTTCGGGTAAGTCCTTTGTTGATATCGTTCACATGATACCGAAGCGGCTCATAACGGTTGCTGACGATCCGGGGCTTAATCTGTTTTTGGGGGTATCGAAGGAAACGATTGAGCGTAACGTGCTACAGCCGATGAGGGAACAGTACACGGATGAGATTGTCGGCACAATCAATAACCGTAACATTGCTTACGTCTGCGGTGTGCCTGTGTATTGCTTGGGGGCTGAGAAAATCACGCAGGTCGCAAAGATACAGGGTATGAGCGTTAAGTACTGTTACGGCGATGAGATAGCAAAGTGGAATCCCGAAGTATTCTATATGCTACAATCCCGACTGGACAAGCCGTACAGCCGTTTTGACGGATCATGCAACCCGGAATATCCGGGGCATTGGCTGAAGCAGTTTATTGACCGTGAGGACATAGACCTATATCTTCAGCACTATACGATTTTCGACAATCCGTTCCTCCCGCCCGAATTTGTCGAGAACCTGTGCAAGGAGTACGCCGGGACGGTGTATTACGGCAGATACATACAGGGCGAGTGGACACTTGCAGAGGGGCTGATATATCCAATGTACCAAGAAGCGATTGCAGAGCCGCCCGAAGGCAATCCCGAAGAGAGGTGTATATCCATTGACTATGGCACGATGAACGCCTTTGCGGCTATCCTGTGGGAGCGTCACGGCAAAACATGGTACGCAGTCCGGGAGTATTATTATTCCGGGCGTGACACAGGAACGCAGAAGACGGATGAGGAATACGCCGTTGACTTGGACAGATGGCTGAGTGATATCAAAGGGCGGCTGAAGGTGTATATTGATCCATCAGCGGCATCGTTTATCGCACAACTGCGGCGCAGGGTAGATGACAACGGCGTGAAGAAGTATGCTGTCATTCCTGCGGATAACGATGTTTTGGACGGCATCAGAGACACGGCAACGTGCATGAGGCGAGGAACAATCAAGATATCGCCGCAGATGGTAAACTGGCTGAAGGAAGTACAGGGTTATGTATGGGATGAAACAGAAGGCGTGGAGCGTCCTGTGAAGATTGCAGACCATCTCCAAGACGCAGCACGTTATTTTGTTCGAACACGGCATCTAGCACAAACGAGGAGAGAGGTGAGCGGAAATGGTTACATATCAGGATTTGCTTGAAGTAGGCGAAAACGAGCAGAACCGCATGGATTTTGTCAGGGGAGTTATCAATCAGTACAAGGCTTCCGAAGGATACAAAATGGCGGTTATTGCTGACGAGTACGACAGGCACAGAAACCGAACGATCAGGCTGTACGAGAAAGTGCTGTATGATATGGCAGGAAGGGCAAGACCTGACCCATACAGCGCAAACTTTAAGATAGCATCCCGGTTCTTTAATAGGTTCATCGTGCAGGAAGTGCAGTATCTTCTCGGCAACGGCGTAACGTGGGGAAGCGGAGCGGCAGACGGAAAGTTTGGGAAAGACTTTGACACACGATTGCAGGATATAGCACACAAGGCACTTGTCGGCGGCGTGGCTTTTGGTTTTTTCAATGCGGATCACGTAGACGTATTTTCAGCGATGGAGTTTGCGCCGCTGTTTGACGAGGAGAACGGCGCACTGTCCGCAGGCGTGAGGTTTTGGCAGTTGGCGGCTAATAAGCCGATGAGAGCAACGCTTTATGAACTTGACGGCTACACGGACTATATGTGGAAGGACGGCAAGGGCGAGATACTGCATGACAAGCGTCCGTACATCGTGAGCAGGATCTATACGGATGCGATGGACGTTGACATATACGAGGGCAGAAATTACCCCGGCTTCCCGATCATTCCCCTTTACGGCAACCCGGCGCATCAGTCAGAACTGATTGGCTTGTGGGAACAGATAGACGCTTATGACCTTATCAAGTCAGGGTTTGCGGATGACTTGGATGATATTGCAAGCGTTTACTGGACACTGCGCAAGGCAGGCGGCATGGATGACGTAGACCTTGCGGAGTTTGTCAGACGGCTGAGAAACCTGCACGCAGTCACGGATACCAACGAGGAGATGATTGCAGAGCCGCACGTCGTTGACCTTCCGTATGCAGGCAGAGAGGCACTGTTAGACCGTCTGAGGGCTGACCTGTATGACGATGCTATGGCACTGGATGTAAAGGAAATTGCAAGCGGCGCAACCACAGCGACGCAGATCCGGGCGGCATACGAACCGCTTGACCTCAAGACCACACAGCTTGAATATTGCCTGCTTGACTTTATCTCCGGGCTGTTAGCAGTGGCAGGCGTGGAAGACGAAGCAACATTTACCCGGTCACGAATCGTCAATACGAACGAAGAAGTGCTGACATTGACAGCGGCTAGTATGTATCTGCCAGAGGATTACATCACGGAAAAGATTTTGACTGTACTTGGAGACGGTGACCGGGCGGAAGAAATCATAAAACAGATGGCGGCTGACAATCTCAAGATGCCAAAGGGAGAACCGCAGGAAGAACCCGAAGAGGAACCGCAGGAGGATGAGGAGAGCGAGGTGTAATGCATGGCTGACATTGCACACAAGCGCACAGATAAAATCCTTGAGGATCTGGAAAAGCGGATAGCCAAAGAGTATAAGCAGGCAGGGGAAGAAGTCGAGCGCAAAATGACTGAATACCTTGCTGACATTCGAAAGCGTGGCGAGGTCATGCGGCAGAAGATGCTTGCAGGGGAAATCAGCAAGCAGGAATACAGACGTTGGATGACTTCACACATCGCTGTTGGTAAACGTTGGCAGGAGATGCGAGACAATCTTGCACAGGACTATGCCAACGCCGGGAAGATAGCAAGGAAAATGACCGGGGAAACATTGCCAGATGTGTACGCCTTAAACCATAATTTTGCGGCGTGGGAGATAGAAACGAAGGGGCGTGTGGATCTGTCATACACGCTTTATGACCGCCACACGGTGGAACGGCTGATAAGGGATAACCCGAAACTACTGCCTGACCCGAATCCCAACACGGCACGAGGTCGGATGATACTGGAACACAAAGAGTTGCAGTGGAATCGCCAAGAGATAACGTCAGCGGTCACACAGGGCATATTGCAGGGCGAACCAGTACACAAGATAGCAGACCGCATGGCGAAGGTCACAGACCGCAATTACGCAGGGTCGATAAGGAACGCCAGAACAGCGGTCACATCGGCGCAGAACGGCGGCAGGATGGATTGCTACAGGGATGCCGAGAAGATGGGCATTGACATTAGAAAAACATGGGTTGCTACTTTGGATGACCGCACACGACACGCACACAGGCAGTTGCACGGTCAGACGGTAGCAGTTGATGAGCCGTTCCGGGCTGACGGTTATGAAATCATGTTTCCCGGTTCTCCTGCAGCTGATCCGGCTATGATATACAACTGCCGATGCACGATGATATCACAGATCAAGGGTCATGAGGTGGACGTTCCGAAGACAGCCCCCGGTTTGGAAGGTATCACTTTTGATGAGTGGCAAAAGGGGAAGAACTCCCCGAAATGGGAGGAGGCGAGAAAACGTGCCAAAGGTTGAGTTTAGGGTCGGCACTGATAACACGGCACAGACCATAGAAGCAACGAGGGAAGCGATCAAAGCGGCGTTGGAGGCTGTCGGGCTACAGGCAGAGGCACACGCCAAAAATAACATTACTGCGGCTATCCCAAGGTATCCGTCTTGGTACTCAAACACTGGCAATCTCCGTAACAGCATAACGCACGAGGCAGATGACGAGTCGGTTGTCATTGGAACCAATGTCGAATATGCAGTGTAGACTTATGCACCCTTATGCGGTAACGCATATTGAATAATCGGGCAAAATCGG